TTTGGGCCTTATTTTTTAGCTCTCAATTAAGAGAGGCCTTTTTATAGTTGACGCACTATTTCTCGCCCAACAATTGTCAGGTTTATTTTACTTTCAGTCGTTCAACGTATCAGTTTTTGAGGTAATATGGTATATTGGATCATACACATTCTTATTTTTTAGAGCTTGCCAAGTTGGAAAAGAACTTAGAACCTCTTTGATCGTAATACCTACCATTCGCATCTTCTTTAAAAAATCTGATTTTTCAGCTCGAGTCTGCAAAGTACCTAAAGTGGAATCTACTTCTTCTTCTGTCATTAATGCCCTTACTGAACAATTCAAATTTTTTAACCAATTCCAGGTTTGAAAATTGGATGCATATGAACCATAACCATGTCCTATACTTGATAAAATAAGATCAAATTTATCACGTCTTTTAATTGTAGATCCCCATATACACCTTATACACAGATCTTTCGCATTGCGAAAAGGTAAGTATGAGGGTTGGCCTATAGATCTATCTCTGTTTCTCACAAAATGCTGTTTCAGCATGACCAAATTCGCTTCTCGAAGATCTCCTATAGGATTCTTTTCTGAGATAAAAGGAACATCATTTCTTATGTCTCTTATGTTTCCATTTACATAATGAGCTACCCATTGTCCAAATTGTATTTCTCCTATGTATGCTTCTATTTCATAATTTCTTTTTTGTCCCTTAACATGATCATCTCCATACACCCGTGCTTGGATAAGTTTCAATATCATTGATCTTTGAAACATCTCCTTCACATCTGGTGTCATTTTTTGACTTTGCATAATACAAAACAGGTAAAAGTATAACAATACTATATAAGAGTTACCATGTGAGGTCATCCAAGCTCCTGTAGGCATTTCTCCTATAACCAGTGCCCACATCCGATTACATAGATGAACAACTCTTGCACTTATTGTTTTTGCTACATAATCCAGAACTCGAACCATTAAATCATAATACTTATCTTTAGGATCGAAATATATTCCTCCCATTGTGTAGAACAATTGCAAAAAAACATAATGCAAGGTTTGATCTAATGCTGAGAAATCTCCATCATCTAACTTAACTTGATACTCTAATCCCTCTTCTACATAAAATTGTTGTGCAAATTCTTGTGCTCCACCCGATGCCCATTTCATTCCAATACAAATGCCATTCCACCTTTCTACTAGCATTCTTACTGTTTGGCATACTTTCTCTTGCACTATGTAAAAGGTATTACCTATTTCAAACGTTCTTGCTTTACCCATAAATGCATGAAACGTTTCTGCTACCAATTGAGCTACCCAATCAAACTTAGTTTCAGTTTTCCATGATTTAGTAAACGTTACTGGCAGAGGCTCTCTTCCGGTCCAGAAATTGTGTGAAGCTTTCAACACTGCTTCAATCGCATGTATTTTTTTTCTTCCAGCTTTTATTTCTAAATTAATTTCGGGAGATATCTCTTTTACTTCCGAATGTTCAATAAATGTTCCTGCTGATGCTCCTAAATACATATCTTTCACCCTTTCCATAGTAACTATGGGTGGAAACGTCGCTATGTACTTAACTGTATCCATTGCTGAATACATATAATCCAGTGCTTCTGGAACATTGTCCATAACTTCTTTTAACTTATCAGTAATCACATCCGTATTTCTCGCGTGCTTGGAAATTATTCTAACAACTTTTTCATCTTCCATTCCTTTCATAGCTGATATCACATGAGGTCTGCCATTTGTACCTCCAAATGCTTTATTGTACATAGACTGACTGGACATCACCATTGCCAACAGTGAGGGCACCTGTATTGCATCTGTTCCCTTCATTCGTT